ACACAAAAGATTCTGTTTATGGATCAACGGTAACAACATGGGAATTGTTCGGCGTGTATTGGTGCAACGTTCAAGACGTTCTGCCAAGTAAATCTGAATCCATCAAAAATGGCTTAGCTGTTGGATCAAAACAAGCAAGATTGCGGCTCAGATATCGTAAAGATTTGGACTCATCGATGCGCGTGATTATCGACGGAATTACTTATCAGTTCATTTCAGATTTTGCAGAGTTGGGAAAACAACAACATTTAGAAGTAATGATCGAGAAATATACATCGTGATCGATATTAAAGTTACAGGATTAGCTGAATTGCAGAAAGTCTTGGATACTTTGCCTGAAAAAATAGAGAGAAATATTCTAAGAGGCGCTCTAAATGCAGGCGCTAAACCATTACTTAATGCTGCAAAACAGAATTGCCCAACTGGTGAGCCAAGTGATTACGGAAAGCAGCAATACAAATTATATAACGGCGCTTTGAGAGACAGCATTAGAATTTCAGGAAGGTTTGACGCAAGGCGTGGGGCTGTAATATCCAGGATCGTTGCAGGCGGGAAAGCCAGAAAGACGGGCGCAGATGTATTTTATGCGCACATGGTTGAGTTCGGAACAAAACCTCACAGCCTTACAAAAGGCGGCAAAGGTGAAAAAAATCATCCAGGAACAAGCCCAAAGCCATTCATGCGGCCAGCTCTTGATTCTGAATCATTTAATTCTGTTATAGCAACGGGCGAATACATTAAAAAGAGATTGCTCACAAAGCACGGCATTGACACTGCTGATATTAATCTTGGCGTAGATCTGGAATGAGCGGCGTAGCGGTCATTAGATCGATGCTCGTAAATAATGGGCCTTTGGTTTCTGCTGTTACGAGTGACAAGATAATCGCTGGAACGGCACCAATCAATACTTTGTTGCCTGTTGTGACGGTTACTCAAATCAGCGGGATTGAATATCAGCTCATAAAACAAATAGGCGTTCAGTTAGTTTCTGATCGAGTTCAAGTGACCGTGCTAGCTAATAGCTACGTTCAGCAAAAGCAATTACTGGAATTGGTTAGATCTGCGGTTCAATCGACTCGTGGAACGGTTAACGGATTTGCTGTTGATAGCATTGTAAGACAGATAGACGGGCCTGATTTGTACTCAGATGACCCTGTTATGTACGAACAATCAATTGATTATATAGTTAGATTTTATAGATAGATTTTAAGATGTAACGTTACGCCCAGGTATCGTCGTGAGACGCCCCTGGGTTTTTTATTAACAAAACCTGCTTTTTCTTCTTAGGCAATCCGTATTCCTGGGCAGCGGATGCCAGCACTGCATTTCTGCCTGGGGTAACCACTTAACGCCGTGAGGCGCTGGAGGAAATATGCTTCATTTATTAAAATCATTTGCAAAGTTTGTTTTTGCGCCTTTCACGGAAATTATCTACAAACATGTAACTGCGTACATGCAGCGGTCAGGGTTTATGTTATATGCGGCACACACCTCAGCTGCTTCATTTACAGATACAACCTATGCCATAAGTGCATCTCTGCCAGCTACGTATGATGCGGCTGGTTATGGCGCCACCACAATCACATACACGGCAATCGGAAGGGTAGAGTCATTCCCTGAGATTGGTGCTGAACGTGAAATTAAGAAATTCATTCCAATCTCAGGTCCAATTGAATTTTCAAAAGGCGTTGCGGAATACGGAACTGGGCCGATGGTTGTGGCTGACGTTCCAGCAGATGCAGGCCAAGTGATTTTAAAAGCTGCAGATGCTTCACAAAATCATTACTCAATGAAAGTTACGTATCCAGATGGCGAAATTCATTATTTGGATGTTCTGGTATCCGGTTGGAAATTGACGCAGGCCGGATCTGGTGAGTTCATGAAACGTACTGCCACACTGAACTTTTGTAAAGCACCTGTAATTGTAGCAGCAACATAATATTGACTTAGTCAATTACTGAGTACCGACCGGCTTGTCTGTCCATTTGCGTGGATGGGCAGGCTGGCACGGGCAATTAAACACCCGCGCAAAGGACGAAAATGGATATCAGAAAACTAGCCGTTGAGCCAACAAAGAAATTGCATTTGAGAGATGCCGCTGACCAACTCATCTACGCTGATGAAGAAAAGACTTTACCTGTTTCAGTTAATCTTTTTGGTCCAGGCTCAAAGCAATACGTTAGAGCCAAAGCAGCGCAAAGTAATCGCTTGATGGAAAAACTTAAGCGTAAAGGTAAGCTTGATCAAACGGCAGAACAGAGCGCTTCTGAGACCGCTGAATTTTTATCAGCATGTGTTGAAAGTTGGGAAAATATCGAATATGGAACTGTAACTGAAACAGAGTCGTTATCGATGGCAATTTTCTCTGACGAGTCAATCGGATTTATTGCAGATCAAGTAAGTAAAGAACTTAACGAATGGTCTAATTTTACCAAGCCCTCTACGAAGAATTAGATATTTATATTCGTCATTCAGCGTGGCTTAACGCCATACCGGAAGAGGGCGAAAGATCACGGAGCGCAGAATATGAGAAGAATAATCAGCCAGTTGAAATGCCTGATTGTCGAGCTTCTTATATTCTCGCTTATCTATTTGAATTAGGTACCACACAAGGCGATTCAGCAATTACTCACAGCGAAATTCGAGCCTGGATGGATAACACTGGAATCGAGTTATCTGCGTGGGAAGCTCAAACTATTAAACGTTTGAGTGAAACATACTTGCATTCATATCACGAAGCTAAAAGCAAAAAAGCAGCTACACCATGGGCTGATGCACCTTATTACATGTCCGCGAAATGGATAACTGCAATGCAATTAAAACAATCAATTAGAAGGGCTTCTGAGATTTAATCATGAAAGTCGGCACATTAGAAATAGAACTTCTGGCGAACGTTGCTCGGCTTCAATCCGATATGGATAAAGCTAAGCGTTCTGTTGGCGGTGCTGTCGACACAATGAACAAGATACTTGGCACTATTGGTGTTGGCATTTCCGTTGCTGGATTCGCGAGCTTGATTAAGAGTGTTGCCGATGTCGGAGATCGTATGAATGATCTTCGTAAGATAACAGGGCTCACTATAGAACAGTTAGGTGGTATTGGTAAGCTTGCTAAATTAAACGGAACAGATCTTGATTCGGTTGCCAAAGCAGTTGGCATTATGTCGAAGAATATGTATGCCGGATCTGCTGCGTTCGATGCGCTTGGAGTTGCGACAAAAGATTCTTCTGGGCAGTTAAGAAATGCTGATCAGGTATTGCTTGAGGTTTCTGATAGGTTTTCAAAAATGGCTGATGGAGTTCAAAAATCTGCTATTGCAAATCAAATATTTGGCAAGTCAGGTAGAGACCTTATCCCAATGCTTAACGAAGGTCGGGCTGCGATGGAGCAAGCTACTGAAGCATACAGATTGAATTCCGGTATGACTACACAGCTTGCTGAGCAATCAGATAGATTTAATGACATTCTGACTCTTTTGCAAGGAAAGGTAACTTCAACTAAAAATTTCTTTGTACAAGGTTTGCTCCCGGCTTTAAATGATATTGGTTCTGCTTTCTTGAATGCATCAGGTGGCGCAAATTCTTTAGTAAAAGCAGGTGAATATTTAGGAATATTTTTCAAAGGTGTTGTTGGTACTGTTGTTACAGCTTACAATGCGCTCAAATCGTTGGGTGTAGCTTTCAACGGTATTGCTATGCAACTGTTCCACCTCGCAAACCTTGATTTCAAAAAGGCTATTGGAGCAGGTAATGAATACTTTGCAACAATCGACAACATCGCAAAAGGAAACGCTGGTTTTATAAAATCTCTGATAGAAGGTGATAAATCCACAACAAAACTAGCTGAATCGCAAAAAGAAAGTTTAAAAATAGAACGGCAAATGCCTGCGGCTATAGCTGCAACAACTCAAGCAATGAAGCAAAAGAAAGCTCTGACAGATGCAGAGCAACTAGCGCTATTACGGCAAAATGAAGCTACAAGGCAGACTATTTCTTTAGCGCAAAAAGTTGAATCTGTAACTGAAAGTGTTGCCACAGAACAGGAACGATATAACCAAAAGTTAGTTGAGCTTGAGAAGCTTAAGCCTTACCTTGGCATTGAAACTTACAACAGAGCACTCGTAAAAGCACAGGATGAATTGAGGTCTACAGAAAGATCAACTGTGTCGACAACCGCAAACGTTAGCCAGCTTTGGATTCAAGCGGGGCGCAACATTCAGTCAAGCCTTTCTAGTAGCCTTTTTGCGTTCTTTGATACTGGTTTGAGCGGCATGGTTGATAGTGTAAAGCGCGCTGTCATGCAAATCACTGCTGAATTTGCTGCATTAAAAATAGGGCAAACATTAGGACTTGATAAGATCTTTGGCGTAAATAGCGGAATTGGTGGAACTGGTTCGGCTGGATCTGGAATACAAAACATTCTTGGTCTTGGTGGTCTTTTCGGAAAAGGAAATGCTACTCAACTTGCGGCGCAGAGAGGATCTTTGGCGTTATGGGGAAGTACGGGAACCAGTAGCGGTGGTCTCAGCAGCTTGATGGGTGCTGCTGGCGGTTTATCTTCTGTTGCTGGAGCTTTAGGTGCTCTTGGTTTGAGTGTAGGCATTGGAAGTTCTATCGCTGGCAAGAATAAGATTGGTGGTCTTGGTGGTACAGAAATGTCTTTGATTGGCGCTGCTGTTGCCGGGCCGTTGGGTGCTATTGTTGGCGGTGCGATCAACAAGCTATTCGGTCGTGAGCCTTATAAATTTCGTCAACAATCGCTGCAGGGAACAGCAAGTATAGGTGGATTTGACGGAGATATCACAAATGTTTTCCGCAGCAAAGGCGGATTATTTATGAGTAATAAACATAAGTCAGTTAGCCAATCGTTAACGCAAGAGCAGCAAGACGCCTTCGACACAGCCCTTAATGGATTCTATGGGTCAGCGCATAAGTTTGCTGAAAACCTTGGTCTTGATGTTGATTTAGTTGACGGATTCACGAAAGAATTTCAGATTAAGTCAGAGAAAAATCAGCAATTAACATCTGAAGCTATTGAAGAAATGCTTTCAGGGTTGGGAAATGACATTGCGAAAAACGCACTTCCAATAGTTGATTCGTTCAGAAAAGCTGGCGAGGATTCTTTTGCAACACTAAGCAGATTGAGCGACGAGTTTGTTTCTCTAAAACAAGCGGCTGAAAATCTCGGAGCCACTTCTGAGTATGCTAAAAAATTAATATCTGGATTATCGATACAAGCTCGTTCTGATTTTCTGGCAATGGCTGGTGGCGCTGAAGCATTAGCCGCAAGTTCTGCTTTCTTCTATCAGAATTTCTTAAGTGATGCTGAAAGATTTTCGCTGGCAAGCACCCGGTTAACTGGTGAACTTAAATCTTTGGGTTTAAGCGCTGATTTAACTATTCAACAATTTAAGCAATTAGTTCAAGCTGAAACAACTACTGCTGAATTACGTTCAGGATTGCTCAATATTATCGTCGATTTTTATACTGTTAAATCTGCTGCGGATGCCGCAGGATCAGCAATCAATGGATTGAGTAAAGATATCACGCAAGGATTTATTAATAACTTAGTCGGCGCATTTGAAGCTCTTAAAGTTGCTGTAGAGAAAGAGCGCTCAAGCATTACTGATAAATACAATAACGCAATTTCTCTGGTTAACGAAAACATCCAGATTGTTACTAGCTCAATTGGAAAACTAACTGCATTCTCTGACTCTTTAAGGCAATCAGTTAACGAGCTAAGGCCAATGGATCGCGCTTTTGCTCAGCGCATTGTAGAAAACTCGATCAAGTCTGGTAATCTTGATTCACCTCAATTGCAATTCGCGGTTGACACACTTAAGAATAAATCTTCGTCTGGATTTTCAAGCAGCTTTGAATTTGCGCGCGCACAAGCTAAGTCTGCTTCTTTGTTATCACAGCTAGGTAATGCTGCTGATAAACAGGTATCAGAACAGCAGGCATTATTAGCAGAATTTAATTCTCAAAGGATTCTGTTAGATAGCTCATTTCAAGCGGAACTTCAAAGACTTGATTCGATGCTTGTTCAGGGTCAGAAGCAAATAGACTCTTTGAATGGTATTAATACTTCAGTCTTAAATTTGGCTCAAGCAATATCTCAGTTTAACTTAAGAGCAAATCAAGCGGGCGTTAATGGTGTTGGTGGTGGATTCTCTGGAAACGCTAAAGTATCAGATCAACAGATCAGAGATTTCA